TATTTCATTCTTCGATATTTACGATCCAGCCAAAGGAAAATTGTTAGGAATAGTAGACCAAGAATTGGACTACAAAGAAGAATTTGATCCTGCTGCGTATAACGTGGCACAAGGAACCAATCAAATTCAAAATAGTAATTTTTATTGGTCGTCGCGTCACGTTGGGAAGACATGGTTTGACACCAGTCAGTCAAGTTTTATCGAATATGAGCAAGGCCCATTGCAGTATAGAGAAAAAAATTGGGGATCTCTTTTTCCTGGTAGTCAAGTCAAAATTTACGAATGGGTAGAAAGCAATTTCCTACCAAGTCAGTATACTAATTCTGGACAAGACGGTATCCCTAAGTATCCAGACAATTCGGCTTATACAAGCGTAACTATAGTAGATCCGTCAACTGGAATCATATCACAAAAGTATTACTATTGGGTGGGAAATAAAACTTCTGTAGATGTATTACAATCTAAGAGATCTCTAAGTATTCAATCTTTGGAAAAATATATTAGTAATCCAAAAGATCAAAATATTCCATACATGGCTGCGTTGTCGCAGAATAGCTTGGCCTTGTACAATATTTCTAATAATTTAATAGCTAACGACGTGGTATTACATGTTGACACCGCTGTTTCAAGGAATACAAATCTTATACATAACGAATATCAATTGATACAGCAAGGAAATCCAAACGAAAAAATACCTGCACGTATTCTTAACAAAATGAAAGATAGTCTTGTGGGTTTTGATGATTCAGGTAAAATTGTACCTGACCCAAAACTGCCTCTTGAGAACAGTATTGGTTTATTAATAAGGCCAAGACAGGGAATCTTTGTAAACAGATTATCAGCATTAAAGAATTTTGTTTTGCAGTTGAATAGAATTTTTGAAAAAAATCCTGTTTTATTAATTTCAAACCCGGCTACTTTATATTCCGAAGATGTTGTCCCTTCAGGATATGATGCCGAAGCCGGCTCGTTTACTGAAATTGAATATTTAGATGTTGATGCATTTGCAGACGGATACACAATTTTAATTAGGAATGATGCCAGATTTGATGGAAGATGGACACTTTACAAGTTTAACGGCAACACAAAAAAGTTCGAGTTAGACATTATTCAGAGTTATAAAACATCTATATGGTGGAGCAAAATAGATTGGTACAGCGAACAATACGAAACCGGTAAAGAAATAAAATACGTAGTTGACACTTATGGTCAGATTTTGTCGCTAAATTTAATACCAAATGATTATGTAAAAATTTTAGATGATGGAATAGGCAATTGGTTAATCTTTAATGTAGAAGCCGATTTGAGTTTGACTTTGATTGCAGCGCAAAATGCATCAGTACAATTCAAAGACACTCTGTATGAAATAAAATATGGAGCAGGATTTGATTCAACGGTGTTTGATATAGTTGATTTTGATCCAGTGGCGGCCAAAGAAGTTGGACAAATTTTTGACAGTGTGTACAAAGAAATTCTTATCAATAGTTTGGCTATAGAATTCAATACTTTGTTTTTCTCGATAGTTAACTTTATAATTGGAGAACAAAAAAATCCAGACTGGATTTTTAAAAGCAGTTTCATTGATGTATATCACAGTTTACGTACCTTGGAACAACTACCTAATTATATAAGAGACAATCAAAGTTTTTACGAGGATTATATTAAAGAAGTTAAACCTTATAGAACAATTATTAAGGAATTTGTTCCTCAGTACAGTAAAATAGATGAGGTCACTGGTAATTGGGCGGACTTTGATTTGCCAGCAAGATATTTTAAATCGGAGGAAACTTTTAGATCGCCGGACGTGACCAAATCGTCAGATGCAGCCCTATTTGAAAGTGTTCCAATTTATAACACTTACGCAGAAAATTATAAATTCAAAGTATCTGGGTATCTATTAGGCAATGTTGGGCAGAATTATATTCTACCACCTAATGTTGAAATAGTTGGCGGCGGCGGAACAGGTGCTGCTGCTATTACCACTATAAATTCAACTACAGGTCAACTAACAGGAATCTTTGTCACGAATTCTGGATCGGGGTACACCAGCATACCTACAGTTTTTATCAATGGTGTCGGTGAAGGCGCCACAGCATATCCTTTACTGCATAATGAATATAATCAGGACGGCAGTTATAATACCGTACGCGGAATCTCAACAAGTTTAAAATTTGATAGGATAGCTTATTCAAGTAACATAGTTGAATGGCAACCCAATACTGCATATCAATCAACTATAGTGGTTGATGGTAACAAAGCAAATGCATGGAATTTAGATAGATTACGTTATGTAGAATCTACCGTGATAACCTCACAAGACAACGATGTGACTGAAGTATTTTTTAAAGGCGACGGCACAGCTATGTACATCGTTGGAAATAGTACAGATAGGATTTATCAATACAGTTTAAACATCCCATGGGATGTTTCTACAGCAGCAAATATTGGCGCAGCCAATTTAGCTCCACAAGATACAAATGTACAAGGCTTATTCATAAAGGATGACGGAACAGAAATGTTCACCATTGGTACAAACACTGACTCAATTTATCAGTATCGTTTGGCCACATCCTGGATGGTTAATACCGCATCGGTTGTGTCTTCATTGGATATAAGCAGTGAAGAATCAAGCCCTCGTGCAATAGAATTAAGTCAAGATGGACTGAATTTGTATATTTTAGGCACACTAAATGATACAGTATATCAATACACAATGACAGTACCGTGGGAAATATCCACTGCCAACTATTCTGGTAAATCATTGTCAATAGCGCCAAAGGATAATTTTCCAACTGCCATTAGATTTAAAACAGATGGTTCACGACTATATGTTATTGGACAACAAAGTGATAGTATAAATGAATACAATCTAACCACCAATTGGGACGTTTCAACTGCCGTATTTACTAACAGTTTTAACCTTGAAACAAACACCCCTACAGGCATGTTTGTAAGTTATGATGGTACAAAAATTTATGTGTCAGACTCCGGCACAGACGAAATTAGACAGTACAATTTTAATTCTGATGGTATTATTCCCATTGACTCTAATGTCTATATTACCAGTGGAAATCTCATTTATTACAACAATGAAGCATACCTTGCAACTAATGCTAATATAAGTTCACAATCAATTTTTGATTTTACAAGATATAACAAAGTAGATAGTGGAAATATATTATTAAATGCGGCTGATAGAATATCAGCCTACTATTTCCCGGAAGTTGGAAGACCAGGTAAAGACTTGGAACAGTTGATGTTCGGTGTAGGATTTCCGGGCAACGAAATTCAAGGAAAAAGATTTGATGCTAATAGTTTTACTTTCACAAGTAACATTATTGGATTTAATTATACCGGAATGAAAATTACCAGCGCCAATATACAAGCCGTAGATTTTCTTGAAAACGGATTTGAATTAGATGATACAATTCGTATAAGAGGGCAATACAACTTTGACTTTAAAAACGACGCCGATTTCAAGGTTATTAGTGTTGATCACACAGAAATGATGTTATCGGGTCCTCCAATCGAAACCATATACACCATTACATTAAGTTCAAATGTAACGAATGTTCAGGCAGGCGACTACATTACACAGTCAAACACTACTGCAAACGCATTTATTTTACATGACTATGCTGATGCCAATGTTATTCAAATCATACACAGTGTAACAGGATTTACAGTGTCGGCGAACACAATACAAATCAACGGTGTGGCTGGTACAGCTGGTATATCAGAAATTATCACAGGAGGCACAGCCAATGTCAAGATAACCAATCTTACTATTGACAATCTATTAGATTCCAATATTGCAAGTTTTTACAAAGACACTGCGCTTGGTACCAGACCTGAAGATATCAATATCGTGGGCGGAAGCTACGTTGATGGCTATCACAGTCACGCACCAGAAGAATTGATTCCTGGACGAATATATGATGCATTAGAAATAAGAACATTTACTAACAATAGCTCCAACACAGCTACATACGGATTTAGAGAATTCAAACCCATGCGCGGTAACATTGAATTTTATAGAATCAGCGCCAATGCTACCACGATGTTGAGCGCGAATTTGGGAGTAGCTGATCATGATATTTTTGTAGGCGATGTAACGGTACTGCCAGATCCTGGAGCAGCTTCAGGGATACCAGGCGAAATATTTATTAACGGTGAATTGATCCATTACTATCAAAAGTATGATAGTGCAAAAATAGCAGCAGCCAGTTCTTGGACTGCTAACACATTCTACAGCATTGACAGTTTAATTGCTTACAACAGCAACACATATTTGGTGTTAGGTAATGTATATGCCAACTCTACGTCATATATCAGTA